AATGGAGGTTTTGAGCAAATGTTACATCCTTGCGACCCAAGTGGAAGTGCTGGCGATGTTATCAACTGCCGTTGTACGTTAGGCTATGAAGCGGTTAGAGGCGAAGATGGAAAGCCAAAAAGATTGCAAGATAACCCACCAATGGGAGATATGGGGTTGGTTTGGAATCTAATTAATAATGTGGCTTTAATGCAAATTTCTAATTTAATAAGAGATTTGTTAGCAGATTAAAAAAAATTAATAACTTTGTTATATGAGTAAGATTGAAAACAAAAGCTACAATGATATGATTTTGGATATAGAGCCAGAATCAAGAACAGTAAAAGCGTGTTGGTCAAGGATTGGTAACGTAGATTTAGACAATGATATTATCGTTGCTGAAGCGTTTACCAAGACTATCAAAGAACGTGGACCAAAAGGCAAAAATATGATTTGGTCTTTAGTAGATCACAAAGCTGATATGGCACACACTTTAGGTAAGCCTAAAGAGTTATACATAGAAGGCGATATGCTTGTTGCGGTTACCGACTTAATAGAAACTGAATGTGGCGAAGACGCTATCAAGTTATATGAAGCTGGTTTAATCAATCAACACTCAATCGGTTTTAGTACGTTAAAGTCTGATGTAAATCAAAAGACTGGTGTTCGTACTATCACAGAATTAAAACTATACGAAGGTTCAGCAGTTCTTTGGGGTGCTAATCCTGAAACTCCAACATTGGGTTTTAAGGGTGAGTTCAAAGAAACTAAAGAAAACTTATCAATAAGATTAGAAAACTTAATCAAGGCATTTAGAGGTGGTACATTCACAGATGACACCTTTGCTTTGATGGAGATTCAAATAAAACAAATACAAGCCGAGTTATTAACTTTGGAGATTACTGAAACAATCACTCAACCCGCTGAAGCAGTTGAGCCGACACCAGTGGTAGAAGAAAAAAATAACGAGGAAGTATTGAAGGCAATTAAACAATTTAACAATCTATTTAAAAAGTAAAAATGGAAAATTTAATCAATGAAATGGCTGAGAACCTTAAAGGTTTCCAAGCTAATGCAGAAGCCCAAATCAAAGAGGTGGCTGCACAAGTAACTGTTGTAAAAGACGAGTTACAAAAGCAAATCGACGGACAATTAGCTACACAAAAGAAAGCAGCTAAGAAAGAAGTTAAATTTATGGATGAAGTTATTATGGAGAAATTAGATGGTAATTTCGAAGCAATGGAGAAGTCTTTAAAGAATAGCGGAAAATTCCGTTTAGACTTATCTGATGTTAAGACAATGACTTTAAGTGGAAACTTAACTGGTGATTCTCAAGCAACTTATGCTCCGAACCCAGCTATCCAACCTTCTCAAAGTTTAAACTTTAGAGATTTGATCCCTACTGTTAGAAGCGAAACTGGATTGTATGTTTACTATCGTGAGAACGCTGGTTTAACTAACAACATCGCTGCTCAAACTGAAGGTTCTGATAAAGGCGAGAACAACTACTCTTTAACTGAGGTTAAAGTTGTAAACGACTACTTAGCTGGTTTCTCTACTTTCTCTAAGCAAATGTTGAAGTCTTTACCTTTCTTGACTCAAACTTTACCGAGAATGTTACAAAGAGATTTCTTTAAGGCTGAGAACGCTGCATTCTTCTCTACTGTATCTGCTGCTGCAACAGGTTCAACTACAACTGCTGAAACTAACGATTTGTTACAATTAGTAGATTATATCGGTAACCAAAAGGCTGCAAACTTTGTACCTTCTTACGCTTTAGTTTCTCAACAACAAATGGGAAAATTATTGAAAGCAACTATTGCTGCTGGTTATTATGCTGGTGCTGGTAGTGTTATCGTAAACCCTAATGGTGGTATGACAATCTGGGGAGTTCCTGTAATTTCTGCATCTTGGGTAACTAATGACAAAGTATTAATCTTTGATTCAAGCTACTTAGAGAGAGTTGAAGTTGAAGGTTTAGCTATCGAGTTCTCTTATGAGAATGGAGATAACTTCCAGAAGAACTTGGTAACTGCTCGTATTGAGTGTTACGAAGACATCAACTTAATGTTGAGTACTTCTGCAATCTATGCTTCAATTAACGCATAGTTCTAAAGGTTTAGTAAATAAATGACCCCTGCCAATTCGGTGGGGGTTTTTTATTGGAATAAATTAAGTAATTTTGTAAAAAAAGGATATGTCTTATTCTAATTATATTAATGACTTTAGTGCAGTTCCTATCGCACCAATAACAGAACCAGTTACTTTAGCAGAGGCAAAATTATACTGCCGTGTTACAACAAGTGCTGAAGATACCTTGATTACTTTGATGATTACACAAGCAAGAGAAGCTATCGAAGTCGCAACAGGATTGAGTTTAATACCGAAAGACATCACTACATATTTCAACAATATTAGTGGCAACTTTGATATTCCTTTCGGACCAGTTGACATTGATACGTTTGAGTTGTTTGATATGGAGCAAGATGGTTTAGAGATTACAGGAACTAACCTACAATTAATAGGCAATGAGTTCCCTAAGTTAGTATTTCCAAGATATGCCAATTTTAAAGCTACTTATGAGGCTGGTTATACAACTATCCCTAAAGACCTTAAGTTAGCCATATTAGACCAAATCTCTTATGATTACGAGAATAGAGGATTAGATGGCGATTCAGGTATTTGTGAGAAGTCTTGGAAAGCGTGTCAAAGATGGACAAGAATATCCCCAATTTTATAATATGAAGTTAGGAAAAGCGAAAGCAAACTACGTTGATGCCAACACGATGACTCGTGAGGTCTTAATCTATGCTCCAACAAGGACAAGTGATGGTCAAGGTGGGTTCACTACGACATTTGCTTTGCAAAGCACAGTTTGGGGCGATTTAAGACCAGATAATCAAAATCGTGCAATAGATGACTTGGAATTGCAATTCGACCAAAGAAGCGTACTTTTTGTTCGTTTTGGGGTTACAATAAATAGCACATACGAAGTTGAAGTAGAAGGTTCAAGATATACGATACATTCAATTAAGAACGTAGAGAATCAAAATAGGTTCTTGGAGTTAATAATTTACAAGTAATGGCATTTGGAATAGACTTATCTGGCATCCAAAGACTTGAAAAAAAGTTAGCTGACCTTAATAGTAAGATAGCTAATGACATAGCTAAAGAGATGTCAGCATCGACATTAAAGATTGAAAGGGATGCTAAAAGAAATGCGCCTGTAAATATGGGTACTTTAAGACAAAGTATTCACGCTACAAGCAAGGATAAATTAACGCATTATGTAGAGGTTGGGGTTTCTTATGGTGCTTATGTTGAATTTGGTACAGGTGGTAAGGTTAAAATAGAATCTGGTTATGAACAATATGCTGCAACATTTAAAGGTAATAAAGGTGGTAGTTTAGAAGATATGATTCAAGCCTTAACTTTGTGGGTAAAAAGAAAAGGGTTAGCTGGTACTTATAGCGTAAAAAGTCAAAGAAGATTAGGGGGGAAAGCCGTACAATCATCGCAAGATGAAAAGTTGGCAAGGTTTTTAGCTATAAAAATATTGAAGAATGGTATAAGAGCGCAACCATATTTAATACCAGCTTATGAATTAGAAAAGCCAAAATTAATACAAAGACTAAAAAAATTGTTAGATGCTAAATCCTAATATAGAAATAAAAAAGTGGTTTTATACCAACTTGACAAGTGCAAGTGGATTGGTTGTTTATGATGGTTTTGCTCCTGAAGGTGCTGGTGATGAGTATATTGTTATGACAGGTAGAACATCAAGCCAAGATCAAGGCAAAGCAGGTTATACAAATAGTATTAGCATCGTTGTTGATATTATTACAAAAAATGCTAACTTTGGTTATAAACGTGCTGAAGCTATAAGTGATTTGATTTTAGAAGATATAAACTCTGATACAACAATAACCCTATCAAATGGGTTTGGTGCATCAAGTTTAAGTGTAGAAAGTATAAGGAATTTAGATGGCTTAAACCCTTTAGATAACGTTTTTAGAGTATTGATAACTTATAACATAATAATAACACAAATTTAAAATTAAATAAAATGGCAGAAACAAAAGTAAGCGCCAGAGATTATATTCTCTTAGCTGACATAAACAATGACGGAACATTCAAGCCTGTTGCTTGTTTGACTTCTAACTCATTAACATCGACTAATGACACAATAGATGCAACTTCTAAGTGTGGCAATGAGTACACTCCAGCACCTTCTTTCTCTCAATCTTTTGAGTGTGAAGGTTTTGCGATTGATGAAACAGGAACTCCAGCTAAAGATAGCTACCAACAATTATATGCTGCTCACGCTGCAAAAACTTTGTTTGCTATTAAGATGGGTAAAGCAGTTCCAACTTCAGGTGATATCACTTATGGTGGTGCTGGTTCTTTAGTGTTTATTAGCGATTTCGGTGTTACTGCTGATGATAAGGATGATGTTAAATTTACTGCAACTTTTGTAGTAAGTGTTCCTCCTATTGCACAAACTGAAACTGTATAATAAATAAAAAACTATGTTTGAATTAAAGACTGACAACAACACAATCCACTTAAAGTGGGGTACTTGGGCTATGAAAAGGTTTTGCGAATTAGAGAATAAAAATCTAATGCAGCTAATTGAGGTTTTATCTGAAGGTGTTTATGACTTAGATACAATCGTTCATATTGTTCAAGCAGCAGCAGAAAGTGCATGCAAAAGCCTTAAAAAGCCTATTGACTTTGATGAATTTGAAGTGTGCGAATGGATAGATCAAGTAGGTGGGTTATCGGCAAAAGACGGACAATTAGTTGAGTTTATGAAATATATGCAAGACTCAATGACTCCAGACTTAAAGCCTGATAACGAAACGGATGAAAAAAAAAATTAGGGTTTTATAGTTGGGACTCAATAATTATTCTCGCTATCGAAGTTGGCTTAACGATTAATGAGTTTTGGCAATTAACGTGGCGAGAATTTTTGTTGTATAAAAAGGCTTATCAGAACAAGGAAGTAAGAGAATGGGAAAGAACTAGGATGGTTGCTTATTTGATTTATAAAGTAAATACAAGTGAGAAAAGTCCAAAGAGTTTAAGATCATTTTTCCCTTTACCAAGTGATGAACAAGAAGAAGAAAAGCCTAAACTGACACAAGAGCAATTAGCAAGGACATTAAAGTTGTATGGAGTAAAATAATAAAATGGCACAAGAAACGTTAAAACTAACTATAACCGCTGACACGGCAGAAGCAGCCGCAAATTTGCAAAACTTTATTAAGACTTCTAAAGGCTTAAAAACAGAAATGCAAACCTTTGGAAATGTTAGCGGACAAGCCACAAATGCTTTATCAAACTTATCAAGAGTTGCACAGGATGCTCCATACGGGTTTATAGGTATTGCGAATAACTTAAACCCATTATTAGAATCGTTCCAAAGATTAAAAACTGAAGCAGGTAGTACAGGTGGTGCTTTGAAAGCAATGGCAGGTGGTTTAATGGGTCCAGCAGGTATTGGTCTTGCTTTGGGTGCAGTTTCATCTATTATTGTCGCATTTGGTCCTAAAATAGCAGATTTTATAAAAGGCACAAATAAGGCGTCTGAAGCAGAAGATAAATTTGCAAAAAGTTTAAGTGATGCAACTTCACAAGCAACTGAAACAGGTGTTAAATTACAAGCATATTTAACAATAAGTGAAAGTGCAAATGTTAGTGAAGAAAAAAGGGCAGAGGCATTTAAGGCAGTTATAGCAGAATTAAGTAAAGTAAATAGCACATACGCATCAACAATTACAACTGTAGATCAAGCAAGAAAAGCAGTTGATTTATATACACAATCTTTAGTTGCACAAGCAATAGCAGCAAGATATATAGATGAAATTGCTACTAAAACGATTGCTTTAAATGAAGCAAATAAAAAGATATTACAAACAGGAAGGGATTATTATACAAATTTAGAGAATCAAAAAAATGCCTATCAAGGAGTAACTGGTGTTGCTATTGGTTATCAACTTGCAATATCTAACGCTAAAGATGCAAACAAAGAAGCAAGAGCAGAAGCAATAGCATTAAAAAATGGGATTATTGGTTTAAATTCAGAGTTATTAAATACTCTTTCTATAGATACAAAAAATCCATTTCAAAATTTTGGTAAAGCAGTAAAAGAGCAAAGAACTGCCGTTGTTGGTTTATCACAGGATATTAAAGAAATGATATATGAGTATGAACACTCAGTACATCCAACAAGAGCGCAAAGAAGAACGGCTACACCTTTAATGCGTACATTTATAGATGCACCAGCAGCAAAACAAAATGTATCTGATAAGAACCCAGCTTTTTTAAACGCTTACTTAGCTCAACAAACAATAAAAAGTAAAGATGCTTTAAAGGCTTACAATCAACAATTACAATTAGCAGGTACAATAACCGATACAATTACACCAGCTTTTGAAGCAATGTTTCAAGCAATGGCAAATGGTGAAAATATAGGTAAGGCATTAGAAGAATCATTTAAGCAAATAATTGCGCAGTTAACTATAATGATAATTAAGGGTTTAATATTTAAAGCAGTTATGAGTGCATTAGGAATACCAACTATAGGTGGAGGAGGCGGAGGTTTTACAAACTTTAGTCCTATTGGTTCTTCAAATGAAGGTGGTTCATTTATTCTTAGAGGGCAAGATTTATTATTAGCTACAAATAGAGCGCAAAAGGCATCTAATCTTAAAGGACAAAACATTAGTTTAGCATAATGGCATACGGATTAAGATATACAATAACGCAAGAGTTAAGAGATGAAACATCCTTAATTGTTAAAATATACGAGAAAAGTTATGTTGGTCCAACTGTTACTCCATACATAGGAACAAATGTTTCTTTAGTTCCTAATTCAACAAACGAAGACCCAATAGCAATAATTATATCTTCTCAATTAAATGTATCTTTTATTATTTCAGACCAAGAAGATTACAATAACTTTCCAGACTTATTAAACTTTGATGAAACAAAGTATTATGTTGAGTTAGTAATTAATAGTGTAATTAAATGGAGAGGTTTTTTACTTAATGATTATATACAAGTTCCATTCACAACAGGAAATCAAGAAGTTAGTATAACTTGTATTGATGGTTTATCGTTTCTTAGATATATATATTACGATGGAGATGTAAACGTAAATTCATTAATTAAGCAAATTGACATCATAGGAACTTGTTTAAATGCATTGCCTTTTGATGATATGATATTTATTTATGCTTGTTGTTCTTACTATGCAGATGGAATGTTTGATAGAGGAGATGCTGGTGGTGATGAACCATTCAGTCAAACGTATCAATATAAAAGAGATTTTTACAAATTAGATTATTACACTATTTTAGAAAATATAATTAAGACATTTGGTTGTAGATTATTCCAAGCTAATGGAGATTGGTATATTTTGCCAATGAATCAACAAGCTGGTACAATATATTACACAAGATATGTTGTTGATAATGTGCCAAGTATAAGTGGTAACGGAGTGTTAACTAATACAATAAACATTCAACCATATCAAGATGGTAATGTTCATTTTACAAATAATAACCAAACTAAAATAGTTAGAAAAGGTTATCCAACTATTCAATCAACTTTGCCGTATGAATATGCGTCAAATTATATATATAATGGGACTTTTAAATTTACTACTGGTTCTGGTGCTTCATTAAGGGCAAATGGATGGGATGAATTTGAACAATCACCATCAAGAGCAACTTTAGTTATATTAAATGAAGATCAGTCAAATAGGTATGAAATATTTTATTTAGGAGGTAGCACAATAGCTTATATACAAAACTATTTTGCAGCACCTACATTATATGAATATTTGCCAAAAATGTATGGAACAAGTGCATCTTTATCTTTTGAATATCAAGCAAGTAGTGCTGGTGATAGAATAAGACTTTTTATAACTGCTTTTATTGGTGGTGTAACTTATTATTTAGGTAGTAATGATATTTGGACTACAAGTGCAACTTTTAGAGATATTGTTTATAGTACATTCAATACATACGTTTCTTATAATGTTGAAATTCCTATGGGATATTCACAAGCATTAAGTTTAACTATTGATGGTTTAATAGGTGTAAGATTTTCAGTTGGTAATGGAGCAGTTGGTGGGTATATTAAAAACGTAAAGTTAACACAAGGAGATGCTTCAATTAAAGAAGTTGTATTAACAAGAAATATTGGTTCAACATCTCAAATTGCAACAGATATTGAGATTCCTTATAGCGCAATTTATCCATTTCAAGGAGCATCGCCAATAAAGAATAATGTAGGTTTATTATTTGATAATAATGGTGTTATATGGAGGGATTGGTACAGATACGGATACCCTCCAGAGTCATTTGGTATGTTGGCTCAATTAATTATGCGTCAATATTCAAACTTATTAAATAAGAATATAGCAACTTTAGAAGGAGATTTAGGTGCAATATCAGGAGCAAATGGGTTTATTTATCTTGATAAAACATATACTATTGAAGATTCAAGCACAAATGCTTTGTCTTATAATAATAAAAAGTTTTTAATAAATAGGCTTACATCTACTCCTTATCTTGATGAAACAAGTCAAATACAACTTTTAGAGATTACAACTATTGATAACGCTTCAACTGCTACTATTGATTATATTGGGGATGTTACAATAGAAACTCCTAAAAGATATTTTAATAATGCGTAAATTTGTAATATGGCAGCAGTAATTGGAAAGAACGTAATGTTATATTGGCATAGAACCGATGTAGACCCAGAGGTGGATGTCGCTTTTGCGTGTAGTACAAATTGTGCTTTTAATGTAAGCGTAGATCAAAAAGAGGTAACAAGTCAAGCAAGTGCTTGGTTTAGAGAATATAAGAACGATGTAGCTACTTGGAATGTAACCTGTGATGGGTTGATTACTTTGAGTGGCTTTTCTTATTTGTTTATGTTAGATAAGCAATTAACAAGAGAGCCGATAGAGATTAAATTCGTGGTAGATAATGGCGTTGATGGTTTAACAATTATTAACGGAATTTGTAATATAACAAGTTTATCAATAAACGCACCTTATAAGGATGTGGCTACATATAACATTAGTTTACAAGGTAGCGGAGCGTATAATCTAACAGGAACAGAGGTAGACCCAGCTGGTGTGATTATAGTAGGTGCAAACCCTGTTAAGACTAAAGGTTATACGGCAAGTGGTGGCGAAACATCTATTACATTTGCTGATACAGTTGGTTACACTTGTTTGTATGTTTCTAGAGGTGGTATTGATGTTCAAGGCATTATTACAAGCGGAACTCCTGTTGATGAAGAAGTTAAGTTTGTTTCTGCAACGGGTGTGTTAACATTTAGTAGAGCATTAGGAAGTGGAGAATTTGTAAGGGCATTATTCCAATAAAATAATAAAGATGAGCAATCAAATAGTAATATCAAGCGGAGCAAAAGTAAGAGAATTAGAAGGTGTATTAACAGGTACGGCTGGTATCGTTAACGCATTATCTATAAACGTGCCAAATGGTATTCCTCAATTAGATGGTAGCGGGAAAATATTAGTATCTCAATTACCAAACTCTGTTATGGAATATAAGGGTACTTGGAACGCTGCAACAAACACCCCTACTTTAGTAAACGGAACAGGTAATCAAGGCGATGTTTATTTATGTAATGTAGCTGGAACAGTTGACTTTGGTGCTGGTCCTATTGTTTTCTTTGTTGGAGATCAGGTAATTTATTCAGGTACTATTTGGCAAAGAGCAAGTGGTGCAAGTGGTACTGTTACTTCTGTTGCTGTTACAGAGAGTGGAGATGCTTTAACAATCACAGGAAGTCCAATTACAACAAGTGGAACGATTAACATTGGCTTTGCAGGGAATAGTGGTCAATATGTAAACGGAGCTGGTGGATTGACTACATTCCCAACTTTGATATCAAGCATTGGTTTATCTATGCCAAGTGCTTTTAATGTCGCTAATAGCCCTTTAACGGCTAATGGAACGATTGCAGTAACAGGAGCAGGTGTCGCTTCGCAATATATTAGAGGAGATGGTACTTTGGCTAACTTTCCTACATCTGGAGGTGGTGGAAGTTCTGTTTCTTATTATTTAAATGGAAGTATTAATCAAGGTACAATAGGCGGTGTTACTTATTATGAAATGAATAAAGTGCCAGTGATAGGTGCTGGAACTGATTTTTCAAGAGGTAGTAATGGATATATTGCATCTTTTTTAACGGATGCTAATGACCCAGCTTTATTAGAAATTCCTGCGGGAAATTGGAACTTCGAAACATATTTTAATGCGTCAAGCGGTGGCGGTAGTCCAACTTTTTACATTGAGTTGTATAAATATGATGGCACTACTTTTACGTTGATTGCATCTAATAGTGCATTCCCTAAATTAATTAATGATGGTACAAGTATTGAGGCTTACTTTAGTGCTTTAGCCGTTCCTCAAACAAGTTTAACTTTAACTGATAGATTAGCAGTTCGTATTTATGTAACAACGGCTGGTAGGACAATTACTTTACACACAGAAAATAGCCATTTATGTCAAGTTATTACTACATTTAGTACAGGCTTAACGGCTTTGAATGGGTTGACTGCACAAGTACAATACTTTGGCACAGGAACAAGCGGAACTGACTTTAACATCTCAAGTTCAACGGCTACGCATACTTTTAATATCCCAGATGCAAGTGCTACTAATAGAGGTTTAATAACAACAGGCATTCAAACAATAGCAGGTAGTAAAACATTTTCTTCTGCAATTACAGGAGATAGTGGGATAGCTTTAAAAGAAGGTGTAATCCCAAGTGCGGTTGGATATACAGGATTAGCAGGAGATGCTGATGGATTATTAATAACTAAAAGAGTTGGCTCAACTGGGTATACAAATCTTTTATCTTTTACAAGTGCAACATCTAATACATATACTTATCCAAACGCATCTGGAACTCTTGCTTTAACAAGCAATCTAAGTTCATACGTTCCTTATACAGGAGCAACAGGAGATGTTTTTTTAGGTGCTAATTCAATTTCAGGCGCAATTAGTACTTTTCAACAAGGTGTATTTAATGGTAATGGTACAAATCCTGCAAATATATATTTAAAGAAAGGTTCATCACCATTTTTTACTAATGCCAATAATTATGGATTAATAGCTGCCGTTTCAAGTAGCTTTATTTTAGTATCAGATGTAGATGGTGCAAACTATAAATATGCAAGTTTTAATTTAGGTTCATTAACTAATAATACTAACAGAGCATTTACTTTGCCAGATGCAAGTGGTACTTTAGCACTTTTAGAAGGAACGCAGACATTTACAGGGTTAAAGAGTTTTGATACAGGATTATTATTAAAAAATGGTTTTACTCCAACTACAAGTGGATATTTAGGAATAGGTTCAGGGACAAATGGTATAAATATAAGTTTAGGTGCAGGTGGCGGAGGTTCTTTAATATTTCAATCAACAAGTTACAATTACACATTCCCAGCTGCAAGTGGTACAATAGCATTGACAAGTGATTTGAGTAGTTATGTTACTTTAGCAACGGCACAAACGATAAGTGGAGGTAAAACATTTTCTGCTTCACCTATAATTGATGGTGGTTTTTCAACTGCAATACCTTTAAGATTTAAACAATATGATGCTGCTACATTTAATGCAGATGGTTATACTGATTTATATGTAATTAATGCTTATAGATTTGGATTTTCTTTTAATCAAGGTTCAGGTAATTATAAAGGCTTTACTTTTAATGCAAGTGGGATTACATTAAATACTGCAAGAGATTATATAATGCCAGATGCAAGTGGTACAATAGCCCTTACAAGCAACTTATCTGCTTACCTACCTTTATCGGGTGGTACGCTTACGGGTGCTTTGACAGGTACAAGTGCAACTTTTAGTGGCAAGGTATTAATAAATACTGTTACTGATGTTCAAGGAGCATTACAAGTAAATACAAACGGAGGTGGTTTATTAGTAAACGCAGATAATTCAAACTTTGCTATCTTATTTAGAAACACATCATCATCAAATAAACTTTGGGATTTTAGTTCTTTCAATAATGATTTTACAATCAATGAGGGTGGAGTAGCTACAAGAATGTATTTTCAAGCAGGTGGCAATGTTGGAATCGGAACGAGTGCGCCACAAGGAGCATTAGAAGTAGTTGGGTTATCTTATTTTACTCGTTCAAGTCAAACTACATTATTTAACCCTAACTATGGAGGTGCTAATACACACGCTCAATTACAAGTAATTGGCAATATGGCATTAGCGTTTGCTACTAATGGAGATAATGAAAGAATGAGAATCACTAGCGGTGGTAATGTTGGAATCGGAACTAGTAGTCCAAGTACTAAATTGCATATAATTCAATCTTTAGGAAATGATGCTTTAGCAATAGGGGAAACCGGTTCTAATATGAGATTTAGAATAGGTCAAGAAGCATCATATACCGGTAATTATATTAATAGCACAAATATTGACTTAAAGTTAATAACTTATGCAGATGGTGGTTCAGGTGGGAATATATACTTTTATACAAGTACAAACTCAACTCCCGTTGAACGAATGAGAATCACATCGGGGGGTCAAACACAAGTTAAAGGAGGTACTGCAAATTATACTGCTTCATTAGCAGTTACAAATGCTACTTCACAACCTGCTGGTGTTGATATAGGATTTACTGCGGTTGCTCCAAATAATACTACAAACGCTTTCTTATATTGTTATGATTCAAGCGTAGGTTGTTATACAATTTGGTCAAATGGTACAACTTCAGGACGTTCTGACATAAGGTTAAAAAAGAATATTGCAAAAGCAACTTCTAAAATTGACGATTTAATGAAATTAGATATTGTGAATTATGAATGGAATGATAGTATAGAAGGAATTAAGGAAATTGGTTTAATTGCTCAAAATGTAGAAGAAGTATTTCCAAGTCTTGTGGTTAATGGTAAAGAAGATGAAGATGGAAATTCTTATAAGCAAGTTAAATACTCTGTTTTGCCAATTATAAACACAAAAGCAATACAAGACTTATACTTATTAATACAAGAACAACAAGCACAAATAGAAGAATTAAAAGTATTAATTGCAGCTAAATAGTTATAATTTTACAAAAAAAATATATGACACCACAAGAAAAGGCTCAAGAAATAATGAATCAAATGTTAGGTTTAGAAGAAGAAGACTTAACAAAATTTGACTACATAGACCACCAAGCTGCTATGCATTTTGCATTAATATTAGTTGAACATATAATTGATTCAGATCCACAATATAAATGGTCAAAAGAATACGAACCAAATGATTTTTGGGAACAAGTTAAAAAAGAGTTGGTTAACTTATAGTATGGAAAGACTTAAAGTAGATTTAACAACACATAACGGAAATTTAATAGGAATATATAAAACAAATAATATGAAATACTGGATTATCAATCAATTAGACTGCGTTCCTCAAGATGGTGATTTAACTGACTTTGTCGTTGTAGCACATTGGTCGAGGTTTGCAAAAGAAACAATCAACGAGAAAGAATACATAGCAAATGTCTATGGTTCTCAATCCTTCTCAAAGGATCACGTTGCTAACTTTATCCCTTACGAGGACTTAACCTATGACATTGTTTGTGGTTGGTTGGATGCTTCTATCGATGTAGAGGCTTTAGACCTTAATTTAGATGCTCAAATAGAGAATCAAGTTAACCCACCTATTGTTGTTTTGCCGTTACCTTTTACAAATCCGTAATTAAATTGAATATTTAACTATATTTGTATATAAAATAAAAACTATGATAACAATTAATCAAGATCAAATCAAGGAATTAGAAGCGTTTATCAACACTATCCCAACTGCTTATGGTTTACCATTATTGCAGTTCTTAGGTAAGTTAAATGCTGAACAAAATCCACCACAAGAAGTAAAAGAAGACTAATGGTACATAATAGCAATCAATCGGACTTATTAACTATTGTTAGCGGAACATCCGCCTTTATTAGTGTTGCAAACGTGCAGCCCGTAGTTTCACTTATAGCGAGTTTGATTGCTATTGTTTCAGGTCTTTTAGCAGCAAGATATTATATCAAGGCGACTAAAAGATTTAAGTAATGTA